ATAATAAAATATTATTCTGTGCAAAAAATTTTAGAAGAATGTATAAAAGAAGAAAAAAAAAAAGGGAAAAAAAAAACTTTACCGAAAAAGAAAAAAAGTTTTTTATGGGGGGGGGGGAAAAAAATTGGAAATTGGCTGGAAAAAAAAGAAATTTAGTTTATATTAGTAGAAATGGATTGAAATAAGTTTATAAATTTAAAGGCCTCCCGAAGGAAGCCTGAAAATTTTTGTTGAAGATGTTTCTGTGGGAACTCTGAGCTGCGTTGGCTTGAATGTTTCTCACTGAAACTTTCAACGTCTTCTAACTTAAGGATAAGATAATAAAAAAAGAGCGTGTCTGTCAAGAAGAAATCCAAAAAAATTATAATTCATTTAAAGCTTCTTCGTATTTATCTAAAGTTTCGTTTAGAAATGGGAATTCGTTTTTGCGTAGAATTAGAAATGGGAGAAGGCTATGGGTAATAATATCTAGATCTATTTTATGTTTTTTCATGTGGTTGAAAAGTTTTTCAAGTATATTGTTGAAGCCATTTTTTTCATTAATTAGTTTTTTGGGCAATTTGGCGGATATCTGTGCGCTTAAAATGATCATTGACATGTTGTCGACAACATCTGCAAACAGTGTTAATGCTTTTTGTTTTTCAGCTGACATATTAATGCCTTTATGTAATAATGTGAATAATGTGATAAAAAAAAGGCCCGCAAGCCTCAATAACTTTACGGGACACATAAATGATATATAATATTAGCAGTATTTTAGAAAAACTCAACACAAAAATTCCTAAAAATAGGGCCTTTCGTAGAAATAAGCATGTAAAGAGGGCAGAGCGAGCAATAATAAAATACCAACATGAGTATGAGCTCGCGGACAGTAGAATAAAAAAAGATTTTCTTGCATTTCTAGAAACTAAAACTGATGCATATCGGCTCGTGTTAAAAGCGCTTTTATTGCTAACTAATTTTGGAGAAAAGCTTTCTTGGCATAGTCAAAAGGCTATAGCAAAAGAAGCGGGAGTATCTATTAGTTCAGTAGGGAGAATAATCAAAGAGTTTATCTCTGACGGGCTTCTTATTAAAGCGAAACAAAAATACAAAACAGATGTTTTACGTCTCTCTAATTTATTCAGAGAAAAATGGATGAAAAAAAGATTAAGGATTTTCTTTGGCTTAATTTTGTTCATGCCCATGTCATTATTATTTTCTTTTTCTAAAAAAAGATGTCTATCTGAATATGAAAGACTATTAAAAGAAGAAAAAAGCTTTTTCTTACATGATGTAGATGTATTTAAGAAAAAGAAGCGTAAAAGACAGAAGTTTGAAGCTAAAAAGAGAAAGAGTTGCAGTATGTCAATTTCGAATGAGCATATGCAGTTAATATCAGAAGTAAAATTCATAACACTAACAAAGCGAGGCATAACCGAGCTTGTTAAGTTTTCACCTATGGCGATAAAGTTTGCATTAGGGCAAGTTCCATACATGTCGTCGTACATAAAAGATAAATTTACGTGGTTTTGCAAGCAATGTTGGGATTATACAAAAGCGAATGGTGAACAGCTCAACAACACACTTTATGAAAAATGCAAGTTTGCTGCTATTCGAAACAATGCTTGGACAGAGAAAACACATGACGACGTGAGTAACGCTCACGTCATGCATCGGGGTGGTGGCCATAAAGGCCAAGGGAAGAAAAATGACTACGGCCCTACATTTGCACAAGGTGAGACTTATTGGAAATACGGAAAAGAATATGGATACCCGGATCAAGCTGTTGACGAATTCACCAATCCTTGTAGAAAAAACGAGAATTACAAAGAACGTATGGCACAAGATGATCCACGTAGATATGAACTTGATCCTCAAGAAGAATTGCGTAATGCAATGGAAGATCCACGTATGAATAAAGAGGGGCTTAAGTTTTTGCAAGGAGTTATGAAAAATAAAAAATTGATACCAAGCGTATTGAAAGAAGAAATTACCGAGGAGCTTGAAGAAGAAGAGATGATAAGGTTTTCGGTTGTGAGAAATGTTATCAACAAATATGTTGAAGGTAAAAAAGCAGCCCCAGAGTTAGACCAATTTTTTGACAAGCTTGAAGCTCAACAAGAAAATAAATATCCAGAGGTTGAAGCTATTTCAACCGTCGACAATTTGTCGACGGTTGAAAATCCAGTCCGTGACGATATGTCACAAACTTATGCAGAAGAAGATATTATGTCTGAGTATGAAGATACAGGCTACGACAATACCCTTGACCCTTTTGGAGATAGATGTATACAATAGCAATAGAGTGAGAGCTATGGAGACAGAATATGAAATTTGTTGTCAAAGGCGAGCCCTTCCCTCTATCAAGAAACAAATCTATGAATTCTTCTTTGTGGGAACAGATGCGTGGTAAAAAAATATATTATAGAATTTCTCTAGAAAGCCAACGTGAACCCCATCCTCTTATTTCAGGACCAATTGATATCGAAGTAACATTCTACCTAAAACCAAAGCTAGCTGAAAAAGGCAAAACATCTCACATTTCCAAGCCAGATTTAAGTGCTCTTATTTATTTTATAGAGAGAATAGCGCAGGGAACCATATTCAGAAAATGCTGTACCATAAACAATCTACATGCTAAAAAAATATATGATAATAACCCAAGAACAGAGATTACTGTTATTGAGAGGGATAAATGAGTAAGCCTATCACGACGCCAAAGAAGAGCCCAAAATTCTACCCAAATGGAGAAAAGTACTTTTTCCTTAAGAAACGTCCTATCAACGACGCTATAATAGACGAGTATGCAAAGGATTATATAGAGTGGGGACTTAACAATGACGACGCTTTACGATTACAAGACTTTCCCCTTTCTATAGGCATGTATCCCAAGTCCTTTCGTAACTTAATGGAACGACATGAGGGCCTCAGAAATGCACATGCTGTAGTTAGAGAAGCCATCGCTTCTAGAAGAGAAAAAGGTGCCATCAGCCGCAAATATGACTCCGGAATGATTAAACCTGTCCAAGCACACTACGCAGATGAGTGGAAAGCTATCGGAGAGTGGAACGCTAAGCTTAAAGAAAAAGAAGAAGAATCTAAAAAACAAAATATAACTGTTGTTATCGATAAAATGCCTGACACAGATAAGGTGCCCAAGAAGTGAGAATATTAGGAATCGATCCAGGAACAAGAATAACGGGCTATGCTATCATCGATATTGAGCGAGACAGTGAGTACTTAAGTATTCTGGAAATTGGTGAATGTGAATTAGTTAATTTAGATACAATGCCTAAAAAGATAATGCGTTTCTATAAGTTTTTCAAGAACCTTATACGTATAAAACAAGTAGATGTTTTAGCTATAGAAACTCCTTTTATGGGGCGTAACGCTAAAACTTTTCTTAAGCTAGGATGCCTTAAGGGCATACTTTATTTGCTGGGTTATGATTGTACAATATTCGAATTCTCACCACCTGAAGTTAAAAAGATAATAGGCGGAAAAGGGAATATGTCTAAAGAGGAACTGGCTGAAAAAATGTTAGAATATATTCCAGAAGTGGAAGGCAAAAGTACAGATGTAACGGATGCGCTAGCTGTAGCTTTAAGCGCTGCGGTAACGCTCAAGACTAACTGAAGGAGTTTTTATGTGTACATTTCATATATTAGTTTTACTTGTTTTTTTTAATATAGCTCTCAATATATATACCTACTTTTTAGATAAGCGTGAGCGCGATAAGAGTGACTTTGAAATGAAAAAGTTTAAAGAGAAATATGAGGCACTCTATAGAAAAGTAGTACTCGAATTCACTCATATCAAAAATAGAATAAAAGTACTCGAAGAGCCTAAAAAGAAAGTAGGGCCTAAGAAGAATGGAAAAAACAAAGTTGGACATAGAGACAAAGATAAAACTGAATAAGTTTCAGGCTCGTGGATATCAATTACCTATTTTTGACGCAATAGAGAATAAAGAATATAAACGTGTACTTTGTATCATGCCTAGGCGTGCGGGTAAGGATATCACAGCTTTCAATTTAATGCTAAGACAGGCTTTAAAAACCATCGGAGTATACTACTATGTATTTCCAACCTATTCACAAGCTAAGAAAGTCATATGGGATGCTATAACTAACTCAGGAGATAAGTTTTTAGATTATATACCATCAGAGTTAGTGGTTAGTAAAAACTCCCAGGAAATGAAATTAACGCTTAAAAATGACTCACTGATACAATTAGTCGGCTCAGACCGCATTGATAGTTTGGTCGGTACAAATCCACGTGGAGTTGTTTTCTCTGAGTATGCAATTCAAAGTCCTTTAGCATACCAATTTCTACGTCCAATCCTCCTAGCTAACGATGGGTGGGCTTTATTTATCTCATGTGTGGCACCAAATACATTGGTGATTGGAGAGAAGGGACTTAAGAGAATAGAGAGCGTTTCGTCTTCCCGTGAAGAGTATTCTGAGTTAAATGAGGAATTTTATGGCTTAGGAGGTTTTCACAATGCAAAAGAATTTTATTGTGGGGGTAAGCAAAAGACACTCAAGATAACGTTAAGTTCAGGTTATGAAATAGAGTGCACACCTATACATCCTTTGTGGAGCGGAAGGGAGTGGGTGAAAGCGCAAGAATTAAAGGTTGGGGACGAGATTCCTATACAGTATGGGCAAAATGTGTGGGGAGAGGGATTAGATATATCTGATGATTTTATATATAAGAGCCATGGGCATAGCAAAGAGTTTCCATTTGGGCTCGAGAACGATGACTTTTTCTACTTTTTGGGATTATTTCATGCTGATGGAAATTATGATAAAAACAAGGTGTGTATTACTAATAAAAAAGACGAGTATATTAAAGAATTTGTCAAAAAATATGGATTCAAGACAAGAAAAGATGGCATTCACCATGAGCTAAGCAATAAGGAATTATGTGCTTTGTTAGAGTTTTTAGGTTTTAAGCATGGCGCAAAAAACAAAACATTTCCGGATAGATTATTCGAATGCACAAAGAAGCAGTTAAAATGCTTCATACAGGGATTATTTGATGGTGATGGGTGTAGCAGCTCTGATTCGAAAAAATATGGTAGAGTTAAATTTACGTCCACATGTAAGGGATTTGTCCAAGATTTGCAGGTCATCTTGCTTAATTTTGGGATAGTGTCTTCTGTGCGGCGAGAAGATAAGGGGCCTACTAAATTAGTAAAGTATGCCAGTGTGCTTTATAACCTAGAAATAAACGGCCATTTTTCACACATATTTTTTAGGGATATTGGGTTTAGGCTAGATCGCAAACAAAAAAATTGGAAGTACGTACCTAAGGGCGTACAAGAGGATTCTAATAGTGCACTTCCCATTGATGTAACTAAATTAAAAGACTATTGCCTTCCAAAAAACCTGGTAACTAATTCAAAACGTATGGGACGCAGATTAATTAACAAGCTGTATACGCGTAAACCTCACCCTTATCTTAAAGAACTTCTAAATGAAAAACTCTTTTATTCAAAAATAAAATCTATTGAGCCTAGCATTAATGAAGTATTTGATTTTGTAATTCCAGAGACTCACTCATTTTTTTCAAATGGCTTCATTAGTCATAATACCCCGCGAGGTAAAAACCACATGTGGGAGCTATACAACATAGCTCAGCAGTCAGAAGATTGGTTTGTTTATAAGCTTTCAGTAGAAGATACCCAGCACATTTCCATTTCAGATATAGAGAAAGAACGTCGCGAAGGACTTATGTCCGACGACCTTATAGAACAAGAATATTATTGTTCATTTAATGCTGGAGTGGAGGGCGCATACTACTCCAAATATATTAATAAAATGCGTCTCAATGGCCAAATAAGTGTTGTTCCATGGGAACCTACCTTCCTAGTACATACGGCTTGGGATTTAGGTGTAAATGATCCAACGGCCATCATATTCTTCCAAATTTCAGGCCAGGGGGTTCGGATAATTGACTTTTACCAAAAGTCAGACGAGGGTCTTGCCCACTTTGTGAGCTATATCAAGTCTAAAGAATATACGTATGGCAAGCACTTTGCACCACATGACATCCAAGTCAGAGAATGGGGTACAGCCTTAACAAGATATGAACAAGCTAGGCGTATGGGGCTTAAATTTACTCCTATCATCCAGAAAAAAGAGCCTCTTATACCACTTGAGGATGGCATCGAATGTGTTCGCGCGTCTCTGAGCAAAATATGGATAGACGAACATAAATGTAAGGAGCTCATCCGTTCTATAGAGAACTATCGCCAGGAGTACGACCAGAAGCGTAAGGTATATAAGCCTAAGCCGCTTCACAACTGGGCGAGCCACTACGCAGACAGTCTCAGATATCTATGTTTATCGCTTCCTAAGACACAAGATGGAATGACGCCTGAAGATATAGACAGAAACTACAGAAAAGCCGTATACGGGACAGATATGGAGCTTCCAGCCTTCTTTAGGGACCAGACACGATAGGGATACAAAAGTAGGGTTTCGTGTTACTTTTATTAATACCGCCAATTGCCTTGACATTAATAATATTATTAGCTATACTGGTATTAGTGTTAAAGTTGAATTTATAGATATATAGGTGGAGGATATAATCATGATAATGGAAAATGCGATATTATGCATAAGTTTGATAATTGTAACGGTGGCATCGTTTTTAGTGGGACATGTCTATGGAAGCTCAAAAGCAGCAGAAAAAATTGAAAAACGAGCTCTAATTAGCGAAATGAAATACATGTTCCTTAAAGAGTTAATTGGTTAATGTTCAAAAATGAGGGGTTAATATTATGAATTATGTTCAAAAATTAGAGGAACTTAAACTCAAAAGACAAAAAACAAAGAAAGAATTAATGCAACCCTTCTTTAGAGATCAGACCCGGTAGAGACCGGTGATTGAAAACGTCAATAATTTCCTTGACATTAATAATCTTATAAGCTATACTGGTATTAGTGTTAAAGTTAAATATTGTAGATATATAGGTGGAGGATGTAATTATGTCAAACCAAGATAAATTAAAAAAGCTTAATATCGAATATATCACAGAAGATCTTAAAGGAAAAATGTGGGATCCAACAATTATCGATAATGTTAAAACGAAAGAGGACATTAGTGATATTTTAAAAAAGCTATCTGATATTGAAGAACCAGTGGTTATAGCTATGAATTGGGCGATATTAGCAACAAAAGTACAGGAGCTCGATGATACTGAATTGACTAAATTTTTTAACGATAACCAAAAATTAATTTTTAATGAGTAAGTAAATGTTCAAAAATGAGGGGTTAATATTATGAATTATGTTCAAAAATTAGAGGAACTTAAATTTAAAAGACAAAAGACAAAGAAAGAATTAATGCAACTTAAAGAGTTGGTGAAAGAAAAAGAGCAACAAATAGTATTCGAAGAGTATAGGCTTAAAGTAGAGCATGAACAGGCTATTAGAACAGCACCTGAGTCTGTTATTAAAACAAAATATTCTAACGCTGAGCGTAGAAAACTTGAGTACGATAAACTAAGAAATTCAAGCGAAACTCTTAATACGTATCAACATGAGTTAGTCGACTTGCATGATAAAGAGATTAAGTTAGATATCAAGAACGAAATTGAAAAGCTTGAAGAGCGTTATATCTTTAAGCAAATAGAAGTCACGATTGGAGAAAAGTATGGAAAATAAGAGGCAGCAAACTATATATGTGACTGAAGAGGAAGAAAAGATGGTTTTAAAGCTCCAGGCACAAAAGCTTATAATGGGACAAAAAACATCAATTAGTAATATATATAGTGAAGTGTTAAGAGACGCATATCGTGAAAGGATAGGGATAGAGAAAAAATGAGTTTTATGATGTTTAATTTAATATGGCAAATTTGTATGGTAGGCCTAATATGTTGGTTAACCAAAAGAATAAGAGGTATGATTTCAGAGATATATAATGACCTACGTAAATATAGTGCGCGTTGATAGAGCTCTTGAAACAGTTGAACGGTTAGAAGAAGAGGTAAGAGAGTTAAAAGACAGGAATAAGAAAGGTAATCAATGATGGATTTCGAAGACGCTGCGATATGGGGTGTCGTGTTCGTGGTATTGGTGGCGGTAGTAATGTTTATATCTTCTTTTTTTTGGTATCCGAGATATAAAGTATGGTCCCGTGGCCTTTCCGGAAAAGCCCAGCTTCGCGAAGCCGAGTGGAATAGAAAGATAACTATTGAAGAAGCAGCTGCTAAATTTGAATCTGCAAAACATCTAGCGGCCGCAGAAGTTGAACGTGCAAAGGGAGTTGCAAAAGCGAATAAGATTATAGGAGAAAGTCTTCAGGGAAATGAGGCATATCTTCGTTATCTATGGATACACGGACTTCAAGAAAGTACATCCGATGTTATATATGTACCAACAGAAGCAAATTTACCTGTTTTAGAGGCACAAAGATTTTCTCAAAGAACAAAACTAGTACATGGAGAACATTAAATAAATAAATGCTAGCCTTGTACTTTTTCATGGTATCCCCGTTGTGTATTTTGTTTATAACTCTTTATGTACACAATGGGGTTTTTTATTGCTATAATTTGGTTGCAGTAAAAAAAAGGCTTTAAAAGGAGTATTATGATTATCAGAGAAGTATTTCAAAAGCTGATCCCGCCATTAAAACCAGAAGAATATAACTTTCTAGAAGCGTCTATATTATCAGAAGGCTGTCGAGAGCCCCTTATTATGTGGGGAGAAGTACTTATAGACGGCCATAATAGATATGAGATATGCAAGAAGCATGGAATAGAGTATAAAAAAAGAATTCTAGACTTTGACAGCGAAGCTGATTGTATTATGTGGATACTGATTAATCAGCTTGGTAGAAGGAATTTATCTGCATTTGATAGAGCTGAGTTAGCTTTGAAAATGAAGCCTTTATTAGCTGAACAAGCCAAAGAGAATATGAGCTTAGGAAGCAAAGAAGGGTTGGTGAATTCACCCAACCTTAATGTGCGTGAATCTCTAGCAAAAAAAGCAGATGTCGGTAGTCAAATTATTTCTCGAGTAGAGAAGATACTAAAAGAAGCTACGCCAGAACAAATCCAGGAAGTACGTTCTGGAGATAAAAGTATTAACAAAGCTTATCAGGAAATAAAAAAGCCACATGTAACACACAATTCAAGCAATAACGAATGGTATACACCAAAAATATATACTGATGCTGCGCATCGTGTAATGGGCGGCATTGATTTAGATCCAGCGTCCAGCGAGCGCGCTAACCAGACAGTGCGCGCAAAGAAGTATTTTACAGAAAAAGAGGATGGGCTAAAGCAGCAATGGAATGGGCGTATATGGATGAATCCACCATACTCTACAGGGTTAATCGATAAGTTTGTTGATAAGTTAGTTCAAAGTTATAAAGAAAAAGCTGTGTATGAAGCAATTGTATTGGTTAATAATGCAACTGAAACCAATTGGTTTCAAGATTTAGCATCTGTTGCCAATACGATCGTATTTCCAAATAAACGCATTAGATTTATTTCAGCTGACGGTACACAAGGATCCCCCCTCCAAGGACAAGCAATTTTTTATTTAGGAAAACAAACAGTTGCCTTTCTTAAAGAATTTGCGCCGTACGGCCTAGGAGTAAGCATATGCCATCAACCAGTGAATTTACTGGATCTTTAAAGTATGGTCAGTTAGGTGAAAGTAAAATCGCCAATTGGCTTAAAAAATATAAATACAATATTCTTCCCATCT